GTGATTGGAGAGGTATTTTTGGCTCTCCTGGAGCGTAAACAAGCTAACTTGTTTTTTAAGGGGACTTCGGTCCCCTTTCTTTTTTGTTTCGAATAATATAGAATGACAAGATTCTAGGTAATATAAACAATCTATCGACTGACCTAGCAGACAAGCCAAGACGGTAGATTTATTAAGGAGACTTAATATGGCAAAGAGTACATTCTCAGGTCCCGTAAAATCTTTAGCGGGATTTATATCAGCAGGTAATGCAGTAGTTGTTAGTTTAACAGCAGATACTACTTTATCAGTTGAGTCACACTCAGGTAAAATATTAACATGTAATGACGCTGATGGTAAATTTACTTTACCAAGTATTGTTACTACTGACCCTGGAGATAATAGCGACCCAAATCAATTAAATAATTTAGGTGCATCTTTCTTCTTTGTAGTAGAAACTGCAGCAACAGATATGGATATTTTAACAGACGGAACTGATAAGTTTGTCGGTGGGCTTTACACTGGTAAAGATGACGCTACAGGAAAAACATTTATATCTGGTGCATCTAATGATGTTATTACTATGAATGGTTCTACTAAAGGTGGTCTTGCAGGTAGTATTGTAAAAGTAACTGCTATAGCATCTGCAAAATATGCAGTAGAAGGAATAATTTTAGGCTCAGGTACTATAGTTACACCATTTGCTGACGCATAATAGGAGGTCACTATGAGTTCATCAGATGTAAAAGCGTCTAAGGCTTTGACTTCAACTGGACAGCTTCAAGGTTTTATAGGTGCAGATGCAGGCACTGCAACTAACCTAGGACCTATTAGAATCCAATCGATACAAGCACAGGCAAGTGCTGCAGACGGTGAAATTAAAATATATGATGGTACAAGTGCAACAGACACTAAACTATTAATACATTTTAAGTTCGGTTCAGCAGCTAACGAAAGTTTCGACCACTACATACCTAATGATGGTGTAAAGTTTGGAACTGGTGCATACGTTGTATTGGCTAATTGTGACTTTTTTGTAGCTTATTATAATTAATATGGCTACATCAGGTACAAGAGCTTTTTCAGTTAATGTAGCTAACGCAATCGAAGAGGCGTACGAACTTGCAGGTTTGGAAGCTCGTACGTCTTATGATGCAGTAACTGCAAGACGCTCTTTAAATATTATGTTTGCTGACTGGAATAACAGAGGCATACAAATGTGGGAAGTTGCTAAAGTTGAGCTTACGCTTACTAAAAGCACAAATGAATATAATATAAATTCTTTTGATATAGATATTTTAGATGCGTATATAGAAAGAACTGTAAATAATGTTATTACAGACCATAGTCTAAGTAGGATGGACAGAAACGAATATGTTGGTATACCTAATAAACTAACAGAGGCAAGACCAACACAATATTGGTTAGAAAGATTAACTACACCAAAAATACATCTTTATCCAACACCAGAGAACTCAACTGACAAACTGGTTTACTATGTATGGAGAACTATAGAAGATATAAATGCTTCAGACCAAGATATAGATGTGCCTAATAGATTTTTACCTTGTTTAACCTCTGGCTTGGCTTATTACTTATGTTTAAAAAAGAATACACAAAAGCTACCTATATTGAAACAACAGTATGAACAAGATTTATTAAACGCTATCAAATACGATGAAGATAGGTCACCACTTAAAATAGTTCCTAAAAGGCAATATATCTGATGTCTTACGCTTCTGGAAAATTCGCATATTTTATTTGTGACGTATGTGGTTTTCGTTATAAATATAAAGATGCAAGGATGACTTATGATAATTCTAAAGTGTGCCGAGAGTGTTATGAACCAAAACATCCACAATTAGACCCACCACCGCTTACTGCTGATGCTGAAGCCTTACATCAACCAAGACCAGAGGTAGACTTACCTCAAACGCAACTAGGTTTAGTTAAAACTACAAACCAAGCTGCTGCTGGAATGACTTTTCAAAGTGACCCTATTGGTAGTAAACTAGAGGGCATAAGAGCTGTCACAAGTTTAGGCAGTATAACAGTGAGTATAACATAATGGCAGGATTTACATATAGCACATTAAAAACAGCAATACAAGATTATTTAGATAATAATGAAACTACTTTCACTAATAATTTAAATAATTTTATACAAACCACTGAAGAAAGAATACTTAAAAATGTACAATTACCTGTATTTCGTAAAAATGTAACAGGTAATTTAACACAAGACAATACTTATTTATCGACACCAACAGATTATCTATCTACTTTTAGTTTAGCATTAATAGATAGCAGTAATATATATTCTTATTTATTATTAAAACAAGTCTCATATATTAGAGATTACACACCACAACAAGCCACGACTGGCAAACCCCTTTACTATGCACAATTCGATGACAATACCTTTATAGTTGCCCCTACACCTAATACTAATTACAATGTTGAACTACATTATTATTATAGACCTAATTCTTTAACAACCCTAGGAGATAGCGGACAAAGTTGGTTATCTGAAAATGCACCTAATGCAATATTATTTGGTAGTTTAGTAGAGGGAGCTGTATTTATGAAATCTGACCCACAAACTATAGCCCTATACGAAAGTAAATTTCAAGAGGCTCTAGCAACTTTGAAGGTTCTAGGTGAGTATAAAAATGTAAGGGATGAAGCTAGAAATGACCAACCGAAAATTAATCCAGGAGCGATGAATGTTTAGTGTAGATGTAAAAACAACTATGGGGGATGTAAATGTACAGACAACCCAAAACAAAGGTTTAAGTCCAGAATATTGGACAGAAAGAATAATGGAAAGACTAATTAGTATTAGCGATAATGCTACACCTGAAGTTAAAGCACAGGCACAAGCATTTAAAGATAATATGACACAAGTCGTTTTATTATATTTAAAACAAGCTATTATGAGCGATAGAGCCACAATAGCAGGTTTATTAGATAAACAAGGTCATAAAGATATGGCTAATATTATAAGGAGGCTGTAATGGCAATAACACAAGCGATGTGTACTTCATTCAAAAAAGAATTAATGACAGCTACACACAATTTTACTAATTCGAGTGGTAATACATTTAATCTTGCTTTATATACAAGTTCTGCGTCATTAGACGCTAGCACTACTGCATATACAACAAGTAATGAGGTTAGTGGAACTGGTTATACTGCAAAAGGTGGAGCATTAACAAATGTAACACCTACAACATCAGGTACAACTGCTTTAACAGATTTTGCAGATTTAACTTTTAGTTCTGCAACAATAACTGCAAATGGTGCATTAATATTTAATGATAGTGCTTCAGGCGACCCTGCTGTAGCAGTGTTGGCATTTGGTGGAGACAAAACTTCAACAAATGGAGATTTTACAATACAATTTCCAACAGCAGATGCATCAAACGCTATTATAAGAATAGCTTAAAATAAATGTCGGTTGGTTGGGGTCGTTCCACGTGGGGCACTGGTCCTTGGGGTCAGCCTGCTGTAATAAATGTTACTGTTAGTGTCACAGGTATTGCAGGCACATCTGGATTAGGTTCTGAAACAGTCATCTGTGATGCAAATATAACACAAACAGGATTTGCAGGCACATCTGGATTAGGTTCTGTTGTCGTAGTTGCTACATCTGTAACTTCTGTTACTGGCAATGCTGGTACATCATCTTTAGGTGATGAAACTGTAATCGCTAAAGGTTTAGTTAACGTCACGGGACTGGGAGCAACATCATCTTTAGGTGATGAAACTGTAGTAGCAGAAGCTAATATTTCAGCATCAGGTAATGTAGGAACATCTAGATTAGGGAATGAAACTGTAGTAGCTGCAGCAAATATTTCAACATCAGGTAATGTAGGAACATCAGCACTTGGTAATGCTATAACAGCAGGTGCAGCAGTTACAGGAGTTTCTGGTTCAGGTTCTATTGGTACATTAGGTGACGAATCAGTTACTGCAGGAGCTACTGTATTACCAACAGGATTGTCTGCTACATCGGAACTTGGTTCTATTACAGTAACGTCAGATAATAATATTAATGTAACAGGTATTAGTGCAACTTTAAATATAGGTGATATTACCGTAATTGCTCCTTGTGTTGTTGTAGCAGAAGGCGTTCATGCGACAGGTGAAACAGAAAAAATTAATGTTTGGGGATTAGTTGATGATGCACAAACTGCTAATTATAGTAATGTTTCTACCTCACAAACACCCTCTTACAATGATGTTACAGATACACAAACACCTAATTGGAAAGAAGTTGCTTAATTTTTTTAAAAATATAGTGTACAATCAAGCAAGTCGGAGGAATACATGGCAACTTATGTAAATGATTTAAGACTAAAAGAAATAGCAACTGGTGATGAATCAGGAACTTGGGGAACAAGTACCAACACCAATTTAGAACTTATCGCTGAAGCATTTAGCTTTGGCACAGAAGGTATAACAACAAATGCAGACACTCATACTACAACAATAGCTGATGGTTCCACTGACCCCGGACGTTCAATATTTTTAAAATATACAGGAACTCTTGATTCAGCTTGTACTATTACTATTGGACCAAATACCGTATCTAAGCTTTGGTTTATAGAAAATGCTACTTCAGGCTCACAAAACATAATTATTTCCCAAGGTAGTGGTGCAAGTATTACCATACCTAATGGTCATGTGAAAGCTATTTATTCAGACGGAGCAGGTTCTGGTGCAGCTATGGTTGATGCTTTTACCGATTTAAACTTAGCAGGTACAACAACAACATCATCATTAAATGTATCAAGCGATTTAGACGTAGACGGTACAGCTAATTTAGATGTAGTAGATATAGACGGAGCCGTAGATATGGCTTCTACTTTACAAGTAGACGGAGCTATAACTTTTAGTAGCACTTTAAATGGTATAGATATTTTAGCCGATGCTACAAACTTCACTGACAGTATTTTAATTAGTCAAAACGCAAGTACAGGTACTTTATCAAGTGCTACTGATAATGTTGGTATAGGTGATGATGTTTTTGCTGCACTAACTTCTGGTAGAAATAGTGTAGCTATAGGCTCTAATGCTATGGATGCTAATACATCTGGTAAAAATAATGTAGCTGTTGGACACGATGCTTTATCAGCTAATACTACAGCAGACAAAAATGTAGCGATTGGTAAATCAGCTTTGGAGGCAAACACTACAGGTGCTTCAAATACAGCAGTAGGTGCTTTTGCCTTAGATGCTAACACCACAGCTTCAGAAAATACTGCTTTTGGCTTTGATGCTTTAGGGGCAAACACCACAGGAGATGGAAATACTGCTATTGGTGTAAAAGCTATGGATGCTAATACAGTTGGTGATAGAAATGTTGCAGTAGGGGCAGACGCACTAGGTAGTATGAATCCTTCTACTAACGCAGATATGTACAATGTTGCAGTAGGTTATCAAACAGGTGGAGCAGTAACCACAGGTGTTCAAAATACTGCTGTAGGTGGATTAGCTCTTGATGCAAATACCACAGCAGATAACAACACAGCAGTTGGTTATAATTCTCTAGGTGAAAATACTACAGGTATAAACAACACATCTGTAGGTTCTTTAAGCATGACATTAAATACCACTGGTGGAAGTAATGTAGCTGTTGGAGTTGGTGCTTTAGATGCTAATACGACTGGCGACCAAAATGTAGCAATAGGTAGCAGTTCATTAGGAGAAAATACTACCGCCGATAATAATTCATCACTTGGCTATTTGGCTTTGGGAGTAAACACTACAGGCACAAGAAATGTAGCTGTGGGTGCATTAGCACTTTCCTCTAATACAACTGCTAATGACAACGTAGCTGTAGGTGGTGGGACATCAGGTGTATCTTTTGCTGCTTTGGCATCTAATACAACAGGTGATAAAAATACTGCTATTGGTAATAGTGCATTAGGAGCTAATACGACTGCAAATAATAACACAGCAATCGGCTATGCTGCTTTATTAGATAATACAACAGGCACAGAAAACACAGCAGTTGGTAAAGATGCTTTGAAAGCAAACACTACAGGTGCTTTAAACACAGGTATAGGTGCTACTGCATTATCAAGTAATACCACAGGACAATACAACACAGCAGTAGGTGGACAAGCATTACAAGCTAATACCACAGCAAGCAACAACACAGCAGTTGGTTTAAATGCGATGTTATCAAACACTACAGGTTCTGAAAATACTTCGGTTGGAAGATTATCAATGGATGCAAACACAACGGGAGGAGATAATGCAGCTTTCGGTAATGGTGCATTAGGAGGAAATACTACTGGTGGAAGCAACACAGCAATTGGTAGTGAAAGTTTAATTGCAAATACCACAGCGAGTAACAACACAGCAGTTGGTATGAGGTCACTTAAATCAAACACTACAGGTACATCAAACACTGCTGTTGGTAAATCTGCCTTGGAAACACTTACTAATAATGACCATAATACAGCAGTAGGTACAAATGCTCTGCAATCAGGTTCTGGTTGCGGTAATAATATTGCAATAGGTAGCTCAACTGCTAACAGTATAACTACAGGCAATAATAATACAGTAGTTGGTACATCTGCAGGTCTAGCAATAGTAGATGCTTCAAGTTGTGTATTATTTGGATATGCAGTTAATACAAGTGGTAGTGGTAATTCTGAATTAGTAATAGGTGTTTCAAAAACTGGTAAAGGTGATGGCACGGGATTTATCGCACCCCCGGGTGATGGTAATTTATTTCAAGGTAATAATTCATCTTCTTGGGCTACAACCTCTGATAAAAGAATTAAAAAGAATATAGTTAATAATGATATAGGGCTAGAAAAAATTAATCAGATACAAGTTAGAAACTTTGAATATAAAACAGCAGAAGAAATAACAGAGTTGCCAACTCATACAGCTATTAAAAAAGAAGGTTTACAACTAGGAGTAATTGCACAAGAGGTAGAAGATATTTTACCAGATATTGTGAATACAGAAGATACTGGTTGTAAAACTGTAAATGCAGATAATATGACATGGTATCTTGTAAATGCAGTAAAAGAACTTTCTGCACAAGTAGAAGAATTAAAAACTAAATTAAACGAAGGAGAATAAAATGGCAGTAACAAAAGCAATTATAAGTTGCACACCTTATATAAACTCATCTAGTAAAGTAGATAAGTGGGATATACAAATGAAGTATGAAAACGATAGTGAAGGCGATAGCACTTACTATACATCTACTTTTAACACTACAGTAAATCAAACAGATACAGACGCAAGTGGTAATACAACTACTAACTTTACTTTAAAAGCAAAAGGTAGTTGGTCTAATGCTGATTTAGTAGCAATATGTCCTGTATCACAATGGGATTCAATATTTGCTAGTCAAGTAGATAGCGTTATAACCAACCCACCTACACTAAGTACACCAGACCAAGCATTTAGCGTACCTAGTTAAAAATGGAAAAAGAAGAAAGTAAAGCTGTAATAGGCGATACCGAAATATTAGAATCTGAAATGTCTGATAAACAAAAATATCTTGCAAATCAAATTACTAATTTAAGAAGTAAAAAAGAAAGTATGTTGTTTGATATGTCACAAGTTGATGCAGCATTACATTTTTTTACTAATCAGTTTATAGCTTCAACAAAAGAAAAAGCTGACGAGGTTTTAAAAGATAAAATTCCAGAGGAGGAAATTTAAAATGATGTGGTTAAATATAATTATGTGGGTTACAGCTATTATATCTATTGCTTCTGTAATAGCAGCTATAACACCAACTCCAAAAGATGACCACTGGTTTAGTTACTTATATAAAGTAATTGATTGGTGTGCTTTAAATATAGGCAAAGCTAAAGAAAAGTAATGCCTACAGTAAAAGACGTAACAGCAGAACTTAACGCACATGAAAGAGAATGTGCTATTCGTTATGAATATATCGAAAAAAGATTAGACGAAGGTTCTGCTAAATTCAAAAGATTAGAAATGTTGTTATGGGGGGTTTATCCGTTTATACTAGGCTCTATAGTATTTGCTAGTTTTATTTAGGAGAAAAAGTGCCTTTACAAAAATTTATTTTTAAACCAGGAATAAACAAAGAACTTACTGCATATGCAAATGAAGGTGGTTGGTTCGATAGTAATTTGGTGCGTTTTAGAAAAGGTTTGCCAGAAAAAATTGGTGGCTGGGTAAAAAGAAATGTTAATACATTTATTTCACGTGGTAGAGCCTTACATGCATGGACAGCTCTGAGTGGAACACAGTATTTAGGTATAGGTGCTACACAAAAATATTATGTATTAGAAGGCTCTAATTATTATGATGTTACACCGATAAGATTAACCACATCAGCAGGTGATGTAACGTTTTCTGCTTCTAATGGTGACGCTACTATAACCGTATCTGATACAACACATGGGGCTGTCAAAAACGATTTTGTAACTTTTAGTGGTGCTTCTTCTTTAGGCGGTAACGTGACTGCCGCAGTTTTGAATCAAGAATACCAAATAGCAACTATAGTAAATGCTAATAGCTACACAATAGAAGCAAAAGACACATCTGGTGTTACTGTTACTGCAAATTCTTCAGATAGTGGTAATGGTGGCTCTTCTGTTGTTGGGGTCTATCAAATAAATGTTGGTCTAGATGTTTACGTCCCATCTTCTGGTTGGGGTGCTAGTGGTTGGGGTGAAGGCACTTTTGGTTCAGTTGAAGCTCTTAGTAATACAAATCAATTACGTATTTACTCACATGATAATTTCGGCGAAGATTTAGTATTTAATGTAAGAAACGGTGGTGTTTATTATTGGGACACAAGTGGTGGCACATCATCAAGAGCTGTGTCATTATCTAATTTATCGAATGCTAATTTACCACCAACAGTAGCATTACAAGTTTTAGTAAGCGATATAGATAGACACGTTATATGTTTTGGTGCAGACCCAATAGTTGATTCGTCACGGTCAGGAACTATAGACCCTATGTTAATAGCATTTAGCGACCAAGAAGATGTAACGCAATGGGAACCTTTACCTACTAATACAGCAGGTTCTTTAAGGTTATCTGCGGGGTCTTCTATAATCGGTGCATTAAGAGCTAGACAAGAGACTTTAATTTGGACAGATACTTCTTTATATTCTTTAAGTTTCGTTGGACAGCCTTTTACTTTTGGTGTAAATTTAGTAAATGAGGGTGTGGGTTTAGTTGGTCCTAATGCTGCTATAAATACACCTAAAGGTATTTTTTGGATGGATAAAAAAGGTTTTTACGGATATACAGGTCAAGTACAAAGTTTACCTTGTAGTGTATTAGATTATGTTTTTAGTGATATAAACGATTCACAAAGTTTCCAGATTTTTGCTTTTTCTAATAAAGCTTTTGATGAGGTAGGTTGGTTTTATTGTTCTACTGATGCAATAAACATAGACAGATACGTTGTGTATAATTACAATGAAAATGTATGGTCTATAGGTCAATTATCTAGAAATGCTTGGTTAGATGAAGGTGTTTTTGAAAAACCTATAGCTACTCATGAAATATCTACTAATTCGAGTTGTATTTTCAATCATGAAGTAGGTAACGACGATGATGGAAGTGCTATGCAAAATGTTTTTATAGAATCAAGTGATTTTGATTTAGGTGAGGGGGATATGTTTCAACACATAAGTAGAGTTATTCCCGATGTAAAATTTACGGGTACAGGTTCAACTGGGTCATCAGGACAAAAATTAGATTTTGTTTTAAAAAGAAGAAATTTTCCAGGAGAAAGTTTGACAACTGTAAGCACATCATCTTGTTTTTCTAATACAACAAAATTAGATACTAGATTACGTGGTAGACAAGCTGTATTAAGAGTTCAATCTAATGATGATGATACTAATGATTTAGGTATGAGTTTTAGGTTAGGTGCTACTAGATTAGATGTAAAACCAGACGGTAAAAGATAATGAGTAAACTTTTAGAAACTAAATTACCGACTGCCCAAGGACAAGTAAACCCTGAAACTTTTAATAGATTAAGTAGAGTTTTAGAATTATCTTTAAATTCTGTTGATATTGATTCTACTCTAGCTGTAAATGAAACTCAAAGAAATTTGAACAAATTTAATAAAGGAGATATAATTTTTAATCTAAGCACAAATCAATTACAGTTATGGAGTGGTACTGAATGGATAGATTTATACGTTGGGGAAGAAAATGGAGTTCAGGGGACAGCACTTCTAGGAAAAGTAACAGTGTCAACTGGAGGGGCGACAACAATCAAGATACTATGAATATAGATAAATTAAGAGAAGAATTAAAATTCGATGAGGGTTGTATAGATAAAATTTATTTAGACCATTTAGGATATCCAACTTTTGGGATAGGACATCTTATATTAGAAACAGACCTAGAACATGGACAAGATGTAGGCACACCTATTTCTGAAAATAGAATAAACGAGTGTTTTGAAAAAGATATAAATACGGTCACTACAGAACTAGATAGGAACTTAGAATGGTGGATTCATCTACCCGAAGATATTCAAAGGGTATTAGCAAATATGTGTTTCAATTTAGGTATTACAAGATTATTAAAGTTTAAAAAGTTTTTAGCTGCATTAGAAGAACATGATTGGGAAACTGCTGCAGTTGAAATGTTGGATAGTCGTTGGGCGACCCAAGTTGGTCCTCGTGCGATTAGGTTAAAAGATAGAGTATTAAAAGGAGAATAGTATGGTCATGAAAAAAGCTAAAGGAATGAAAAGAGGCGGAAAACTCAAAAGTTCTAAATATAAAAAGAAAGGCGGCATGAAAAAGAAAACTATGAAGAAAAAGAAGAAGTAAGTGCCTCACCTCATAAGTAATATTCCGCACTTTAAATGTTGGGTGCGCAGAGAATTTACAGCTAATCATCAGCAATATCATGGAGAGTTTTTACATGCTATTGCTTTTGCTGTAAATACTATACCAGACAGGTCATTGAGTTTCCAAGTTGTTTTTACAGGTTGCGAGAGGGAGTATGATGATTGGGACGAAGGTAATATACACGGCGGTGCTATGTGGGCACGTATGCCAATACAAGGATTAATTGCAGATATTCCAGTAGATGAGTGGGCTGTTCCTATGGAAGACCATTTATGTCAGCCATGGGATTGTGAATCAAGAGACCATGCTGTCGTGGTTATGGATAGAGTAAGTTCATCGCCATGGCTTTGCAAAATCGATGGAAAGTTTTATACTGGTAAATATATGTTTACAGTAGATTACACAAATAACGAAATAGCTGATTGTCCTGCACAACATAAACAATCACATGTTATATATATAACAGAGGATTGTGAATGGAAAGGTAATATAGTTGCTTTACCTAATAACAGAGTAAGAGCTACTAGCCCAGCACTTTGGGTAACTGGTGAAGGTGCACCACAGTTTACACCCTCACAACACTTACACTCTGCAGAAGGGCATGAAAGTTATCTTGACCCTACTATAACATTCGATAATTTATATAAGGAGTAATTATGGCTAAAGCAAAAAAGAGACCTGCTAAGAAAAAGAAGTCATCTAAATCTAAAGCAGTGCCAACAAATCCTGCATTATATGCAAGGGTAAAAGCTGAAGCAAAACGTAAATTTAAAGTTTATCCAAGTGCTTATGCAAATGGTTGGTTGGTTAGAACTTATAAAAAACGTGGTGGCGGATATAGGACTAAAAAGTAAAAATGGCACGTAAAGGTTTATGGGCGAATATACACGCAAAACGTAAAAGAATCAAAGCTGGTTCTGGAGAGAAAATGCGTAAGAAAGGTGCTAAAGGTGCACCTACTGCAGCTCAAATGAAAAAAGCAAGAAAAGGAACTAAAAAACGTGGCAAGAGGTAAACGTAAAAAAGACCCTAAAAAAGGGACTGGTAAAAAACCTAAAGGAAGTGGAAGAAGATTATATACTGATGAAAACCCTAAAGACACAGTTAAAATTAAATTTGCTACTCCTGCAGATGCAAGAGCAACAGTTGCAAAAGTTAAAAAGGTTAGTAAACCTTTTGCAAGAAAAATTCAAATACTCACTGTTGGCGAACAAAGAGCAAAAGTCATGGGTAAAACGCAAGTAGTAAGTATATTTAAAAAAGGTAAAGAAGCTATAAGAAAAGCAAGGAAAAAACGTGGCAAAACCTAGTGGTGGATTAACAGCATGGTTTGGTAAAGGTCCTAAAGGTGATTGGGTAGATATAGGTGCACCTAAGAAAAAAGGTAAATTTCAAAAGTGTGGTAGAAAATCTGCTAAAGGTAAAAGTAAACGTAAATATCCTAAATGCGTACCAAGAAGTAAAGCAAGAAGTATGACAGCTTCGCAACGTGCGAGTGCTGTAAGAAGAAAAAGAGCTGCAGGAAATCCTGGTGGTAAACCTACTAATGTAAGAACTTTTGTTAAAAAGAAAAGGAGCACCCGTGCCAAGAAAAAAAGCTAAAATGCCTGCACGAAATAAAAAGAATTTTAGACCTACTAAAAAAGGTGCTGGAATGACTAAAGCAGGTGTAAAAGCCTACAGAAAATTAAATCCAGGAAGTAAGCTAAAAACAGCTGTTACAGGTAAAGTTAAAAAAGGTAGTAAAGCAGCAAAAAGACGTAAATCATTTTGTGCACGTTCAGCAGGA